GGAAAAGGGGTCTCCACATTTATACCGATGTCTTGAAAGATGAAAGGAGAGAGGAATCCAAGGCCAAGGCTGGAAAAGCTCGTATGGTTTCAGGGGCCCCGCTGCTACACACGGTTATGATGCGGATGTATTTTGGAGATTTTGTTCGCCACATAATGGAAAACCGTATCAAGAACGGCATAGCTATCGGAGTCAATTCAACAGCTGAGTGGGATGATCTTGCAAAATTCCTGAGTTCCAGATCCAAGAAGGAACTCGAGAACATCATAGCTGGGGATTATTCAGGCTTTGACGGTTCCCTTATCAAGCAATTTCTTCTAGTCGTTTTGAACTTAGCCAACAGATGGTACAATGACGGCCCAATTAACAAGAAGATCCGGACTGTCCTTTTCGAAGAGATAGTCAATTCCCGTCACCTTTGTGGAGATCTTCTCTACGAGTGGTTCGGGAGCAATCCTTCTGGGTGCTTCCTTACTGCTGTTCTCAACAGCCTTGTTAATTTGGCAGCCATATATGTGGCGAGTACCATTTGCATCGTTGGGGAGGATGAGTTCATGGAGAGAGACTGGCTCCACTTCGATTGGGACACTTTTGGAAGAAAGCTCATGTACGACGTCACTGCTGTGACCTTTGGGGATGACAATGTGATAGCTGTTTCAGATGAGGTCAGGGATGTAATCGACCAGAACAAGTTAACCAAAGCGATGGCTGTGATAGGATTCAATTACACCCCCGAGTCGAAAGTTGAAGGAGATTTGGATAGGCCTTTGAGATCCATTTCAGAGATTAATTTTCTAAAAAGGACCTTTGAAAAGAACACTTCAGACGGAAGATACACGTGCCCTCTTTCGCTTGAGGTCATCTTAGAAATGCCTCAGTGGACAAAGAAATCGGACTGCGATGAGATAGTGAGATCAAACGTTGACGCGGCTTTAGGGGAGCTCTCCCTACACAAAAAGAGCATTTTTGACAAGTATGCACCTTTGATACTTGCTCAATCACAGCACATTTTGGAATATGTTCCTGTGAGCACGA